CCTACAACTCATGGCCCGTAAAATACTACCGCATTGATGGACGGCGACAGAAAAAGCCGTTCGATTTGCAGCTGTATTACGATGCTATGCGTGGGTATACGTGGTGTTCCAATTGGTATGGAATAGTGACGCCCTCTGATCTGAATGCGCAGCTTATCCCGCAGAAGAAATGGACCCAATGGCGCTACGACGCTTGCATTACGCAAGCATACGAGCGACTCAAAGGGAAGATCTATTCTCAGGCGAGTTTAGGTGTAGATTTTGTTGAGTACCGCCAATCACTCAATATGATCGAGCATTCAGTGGGCACCCTGGCTAAGTTCACTCGACAAGTTAGAAAGCTTAACTTTCTCGGTGCTGCACGCACTCTTAGGATGAAATATATGCCTAAGGGTGTTAGCGCCCGGAGAAGTTGGTCCAATAACTGGCTTGAGTACCACTTCGGATGGGAACCTCTTATTAGAGACATTTATGACTCTATTGAGGTTCTTAACAATCCGTTGAAGAACTTTACAGTGCAAAAGGGACGTAGCTTTGACTATTGGCACATTGTTGAAAATTCGGGAACGCTCCCGTATCGTAAAGATACGTTCGACTGTTACCTTAAAGTACAACAGGGTGCTCAAGTTGAGGCTATAACAAACAGGGGTTTACACTCACTCGATCAGTTTGGATTAGCAAATCCGGCTGTGTTGTTGTGGGAAATAATCCCGTTTTCCTTTGTAGTAGACTGGTTCGCAAACGTTGGAAATGTTCTCGCATCTTTCAGCGATTTTGCTGGCATGACACTCACAAGAACATACAAGACACTCGTGTATAATTGCGTCGTTAACGGGACGGGTACTGGTGATCATTTGTATCACTATCCACCCGCACCACCCGATAATGGTTGGCATGCGCACGGTACTTGGATGCGTCGGGAAACTGGTTTAGGGTTTCCGACCTTTGGTGTCAAACCACTTCGCTTACCTTCGAGCGTACGAGCAGTGACCGCGGTCGCTCTGCTGAATCAGATTATTCACTAGATTGAGAACCTAGTGTGATCCTTCTTCAGACTTCGACTGCCACCTGCGAGTACGGGTAAGCCTCTGGCCGATTTTGGCCGCTATCTATCGTCGCAAATATCCGCGCGATAAACGAAAGGAAACTTCATGCCTTCGATGGCTTCCATGACCGTCAAAAAAGCAGACGGTACCACTGACATCGTGTACGACTCCATTACTGCATCCGGGGGCGAAAGCTCACCCGCGGTGTGGAGACAGGACACTGGTGCAGTGGCGGGACTTCCCGTTGGACTTCGTTCCCTCTTCAAGCTGCAAAGCAAATGGAATGGTCCGAAGACGGCGCGGCAGTTGAGTTTTGAATTCAACCAGCCGTATGCCGTCCAAGACAGCACCACTACGCTTTACAGCGCGAAGGACCGCGTCGTGATGACCGGTGTGATCACACTTCCCCAGGGAATCCCCTCCGCAAACCTTAATGAGGTTGTGCAAGGGCTGAACCTGTTGGCCAATGCACTGGTGAAATCCAGTGCACAAGCCGGCTACGCTCCCACCTAATACGAGGAGCTGACCGATGTGTGATTACTCGCTGAACACTTCTTCGCGGGTGCTCTTGCCATTTCTGGAAGAGCTAGGGACAGCTAGAGCATTATCCGTAGCCATTTTGCTGCGTTATAATGATTTAGCTGGGGTTATGTCCCTCATGACTGAC